GTCCGGGTGCTGGACTACTACGAAGCCGTAGGCCAACCGCTTGCCTCGCATCTCGATTGGTGCAGGCAAAAGGGCTTCACGCCTGGCCGAGCGCAGTTCTATCTGCCGCATGACGGGGCGACGCAGGACAAGGTTTTTGATGTGTCTTATGAGTCAGCGCTAAAAGCAGCGGGCTACGAAGTCACAGTGATACCGAATCAGGGCAAAGGCGCAGCAAAGCAGCGCATCGAGGCCGCCCGCCGCCTGTTCCCGTCGATCTGGTTTGACGAGGTGAAGACAGAGCCTGGGCGCGCTGCTTTGGGTTGGTATCACGAACGCCGGGACGAAGAGCGAGGCATTGGCCTCGGCCCTGAACACGACTGGGCGAGCCACGCGGCGGACTCGTTCGGATTGATGTGCGTCAGCTACGAAGAACAGGAGCCCGCGAGGGCCCCACGGCAATACGAGGCGGTCTCATGGATGGGCTGACGATCTTTCACGAACCCGGCAAATACCGGCTGGCAAGCGATGACTTCTTGCCGCCGCACTGCTGCTGGGTGCGTGAAGCGAAGCCGCGCTATCCGAGCGATGACGGCTGGCACGTCTGGAAAGACGACGACAAGAACAATCTATTGCGGCGGGTCGCCGAGGCCCTGGCAAACGGAGTGATTGAAGAAACGCGATGAGCGACAAAGACACGATCACCGATGCGCAAGAGGCATTCAAAGCCGCGAGCGAAGCCGAGGCGGACAACCGCAAGGCGTGGATTGATGATCTTCGCTTTGCCCGCCTTGGGGAGCAGTGGCCGGCCGAAGTCAAGCGCCAGCGCGAGCGCGAGGGCCGCCCCTGTCTGACGATCAACAGATTGCCGGCGTTCATCCGCCAAGTCACGAACGACGCGCGCCAGAACCGGCCCATGATCCGTGTTCACCCGGTCGGCGACGGAGCCGATCAGGAAACGGCGGAAATCCTGAACGGGTTGATCCGGAACATCGAATACAGCAGCAATGCCGATGTTGCCTACGACACCGCGCTGGATCATGCCGTGTCGGGTGGGTTCGGCTACTTCCGAATCTCCACGGACTACGCTGCCGAAGACATGTTCGAGCAGGACATCTGTATTGAGCGAATTGCCAACCCGTTGACGGTCTACGGCGACCCGGAATCGGTGGCGGCGGACTCTGTTGACTGGAACTCGGCGTTCATCACAGAAACGTACACGGACCACGCGTTTAAGAAGAAGTTCGGCAAGGACGCCCCGGCTGTTGATTGGGAGTCCGACACGGCCGACCGTGCCCACGAATGGCGCGGCGAGGACATGGTGCGGGTCGCTGAGTGGTGGAAGCGCGAGGACGTTCCGGCGCTGCTGCTGAAGCTGTCGGACGGGACTGTGATATTCGCCGACAAGTATGAAGAGCTACGCCCGATCCTGGAGCCGATGGGCATCGTGCCGGTGCAGGATCGGCAGACCGTCACGAAGCGGGTTACGCAGTACATCCTGAACGGCGCCGAGGTGCTGGAAAAGAACGACTGGAAGGGTAAATACATCCCCATCATCCCGGTTTACGGCGATGAGGTTTTGGTAGAGGGCAAGCGAACACTGGTGAGTCTCGTGCGGTTCTCGAAGGAGCCGCAGCAGATGTTCAACTACTGGCGCACGGCATCAACGGAGCTGGTTGCGTTGTCGCCCAAGGCGCCGTGGATCGGCCCGAAAGGCGCGTTCAAGACGGACGCCGGGAAGTGGGCCAGCGCAAACACTGCCTCGCATGCCTTCATCGAGTATGACGGGAACGTGCCCCCGCAGCGCCAGGGGTTCACCGGACCCCCCGCTGGAGCTCTGCAAGAGGCATTGAATGCGTCGGACGACATCAAGTCGATCATGGGTCTCTATGACGCATCGTTGGGTGCGCGGAGCAACGAGACCAGCGGGAAGGCCATCCTTGCCCGTCAGCGCGAAGGTGATGTTTCAACCTTCAACTACATCGACAACCTGTCCCGCGCGATTCGCCACGCTGGCCGGGTCATCGTTGACCTGATTCCTCATGTGTACAACACCGAGCGAATCATTCGGGTCATCAACGAAGACGGCACGAACCGCAAGATTCCGATCAATCAGCCCACGCCGCAGGAGCAGCAAAAAGCCATGGGCGATCAGGCGCAGCAGATGCAAGGTCTGATCCGCATCTATGACCTGACGACCGGCAAGTATGACGTGACCTGCGAGGCAGGCCCGAGCTTCACGACCCGCCGCGAAGAAGCAGCAGCGCAGATGGTGGAGTTCATCCGCGCCTACCCGAACGCCGCCCCGCTGATTGGCGACCTGCTGGCGAAGAACCTGGACTGGCCGGGTGCCGACGACATTTCCGAGCGCCTCAAGGCCATGCTGCCCCCGCAAGTCACCGGGCAGAACCCGCAAGTCCAACAGTTGCAACAGCAAATGCAGCAACTGGACGGCCAGGCGAAACAGGCCATCGGCCAGCTTCAACAGGAGCTGAAGAACATCAAGGACAGCAAGGACATGGATCAGCGCAAGCTGCTGATTGATGCATTCCGGGCCGAGACCGAACGTATGAAGGTCATTGGCGAGCAGCAGACGCAGGCCCTGCAGACCGCGCAGATCGCGCAAGCCGACTTGATGGCGCAGCAGGCCCCGGAAGTGGCCCCCGCGCAGCCGCAGATGCCACCGCAACAGATGCAGCCGCAGATGGCGCAACCCATGCAGCCCATGCAGGGCTAGGAATCAGGGGGAAAGGGGCACCCTGATCGGCATTCCGCCGCGAATTGCCCCAAGCCGCAACGCTGAGAAGCGCCCGGCAAGGACTCATTGATGTCACTGGAACAACCCGCAGAAATGCAGGATTCCGCAACCACGGGCGCCGCCCCTCAGGTTTCGGAACCCGAGGTGCCCGACAACACGGACGACGACCTGTCGCCGGAGCTGCTGGAAGACGACGAGCAGCCAACCGACGATGAGTTGGAGGACGAGTTGGAAGGCGTGAAGCTCAAGGGCAAGAAAGACGCCCTAGAGAAGCTGAAGGCCGAAAGGCTGATGCAGGCGGACTACACCCGCAAGACGCAAGAGGTGGCCGAACAACGCAAAGCCATCGAAGCGCAACGGGCTCAAGTTCAGCAGCAGCAGCAGTTCGCCCAGGCATTTGTCGAGGAAATCGCAGCTGCGAAAGCAATCGACATGCGCCTGCAACAGTACGGCCAGATCAACTGGGCCGAACTGGAGCAGGCCGACCCATCGCAGGCCATGCGCCTGCAACGCGAGCGGATGGAGCTGCAAGCCGCAAAGGCACAGCTCGGCCACTCGATCACGCAAAAACACCAGGCACAAGCCCTGGGCCAGCAGCAGGAACTTGCCAGGCTGGCGCAGGAAGGCGAGGCGGTGCTGTCGCGTGAGATCAAAGGCTGGGGCCAGGAAACCAAGGCCAAGCTGCACCAGTTCGCACTGTCGCAGGGGTTTGATGAAGCCGCGTTGGCAAACATCTATGACCCGCGACTTGTCAAGCTGTTGCATGACGCCATGACCCTGCACAGCCTGCGCGCCAAAGCGCAGCAGAAGCCAAAGCCGGAGGCCCAACCCGCCCCGGTGACTCGCATCAACGGCGGCAAGTCAACCCAGGCCCACACCGGGCCGGACGACCGGCAGTCGATGGACGAATGGCTGAAGGCGCGGCAAGCGCAACTCAAGCGCAAGTAACACCACCACCACCCTAACGCCGCGAGGCGCCGGAGCTTTACACCATGGCAAACGCCTTTCTCACCCCCACCGCAGTGACCCGCGAGGCGCTGCGAGTTCTCCACCAAAAGCTGAACTTCGTCGGCTCGGTCACCCGGGACTATGACGACAGCTACGCCAAGACGGGCGCCAAGATTGGCGACTCGCTCAAGATTCGCCTCCCGAACCAGTACACGGTCCGCAGCGGCGCAACCCTCTCGGCGCAGGACACGACCGAATCCAGCGTGACCCTGCAAGTCGCCACGCAAAAGGGCGTTGACCTGAACTTCACGTCGGTTGACTTGACCCTGAGCCTGGACGACTTCTCGAAGCGCATCCTTGACCCGGCCATGTCGGTGCTGGCGGCGAACATCGAAGCCGACGCCCTGAGCATGTACAAGCATGTCTACCAGTCCATTTGGAACGGTGGCTCTGCGGCGACCTACAACAAGGCGCTGGATGCCCGCGTTCTGCTGCAACGCTCGCTGGCCCCGGCGAACGAGCGCACTGCGTTGATGGACTCGCTGGCCATGGCCGATGTGGTCAAGGACACCAAAACCCTGTTCCAAGACGACGCGTCCATCGCCAAGCAGTACAAAGAGGGCTACATGGGCCGCGCTGCTGGTTTCGACTGGGCGGAAAACACCTTGATGCCGTCCCACACCCGCAGCGCGGCGAACGGGGCCTACTTGGTGAACGGCGCCTCGCAAACCGGCGCCACGCTGACCGTGGATACCGGCGCGAACGCTCCGAGCGAAGGGGATGTCATCACCATCGCCGGGGTCTATTCGGTCCACCCGGAAACCAAGGTCAGCACGGGCGTTCTCCAGCAGTTCGTGATTGGCTCCGGCGCCAGCACGACCAGCTTCCCCATCAGCCCGTCCATCATCACCTCCGGCGCAACGCAGAACGTCAGCGGCTCGCCCGCCGACAACGCCGCCGTGACCTTTGCCGGCACGGCCTCGACGGCGGTGCAGACTGCTCTGCTGTTCCAGAAGGGTGCGTTCGCTTTTGCCACCGCCGATCTGGTCATGCCGCAGGGTGTGGACTTCGCGTCGCGCCAGGTCTTGGACGGCATCTCGATGCGCATCGTCCGCGCCTACGACATCAACAACGACAAGTTCCCCTGTCGCCTCGATGTCCTGTACGGCTACAAGACGCTGCGCGCGCAACTAGCCTGCCGCTACCACAACAACTGATCCCCAGGTCGGTCCCTGGCCCCTTCGGGGGCTTTTTCATTGGCTCTTTGCGGGGCTAATGAAAAGGCGGACTCATGGCAATCAGCACATACAGCGAACTCAAGGCCGCTCTGTCGAACTGGTCAAAACGCACGGACCTTTCGACTGTGCTCGGCGACTTCATCGCATTGGCAGAGGCGCGCATTCAGCGGTCGCTTTTGTCGCGGGCGCAGGAGGTCGAAACCGAGCTAACCATGACGCCGGGTTCGCGTTACGTCGCACTGCCGGCTGACTTCGACTCACCCGTCGCGCTTTGGCTCAAGGCAAATCTACCCCGCG